ATGAAAGCCTGGATTGTAAATGAAAAATATGAAACAGCTTCTGCAGTTGTTTTCGCCGAAACACGAGGCAAAGCAAAATCGCTTGCATTATGCACAAGCAGCTGTGAGGACGCAAATTTCTGTGATATTGAAGTCAGCCGAGTGCCTGAAATGGACAAGTATTACGTTGATGGAAAATCGGAAATGGATTGGTTCAATCCGAAAGACAGAATCGCATTGGTGAAAGAATGCGGATTTTACTGTGAAGAGCCGATAGCAGAATGCTGCAAATCCTGTCCTGCAAAAGATTTTTGCGATGAGGATATCTCAACAAAGGAGGCACTATGAAAGTAATAACACTAATACTCGCTGATGAATGTGACGAAGTCGTGGCACTAACGACTTTCGGTACAAGCAAAAAAGACGGTTATCCGAGAATATGTACAGGTGCTTTTAAAGTAAATCATGGCGATGTGGTGCATTTCCCGGAAGCTATAACGGAAGGGAAGGAAGAAAGTGAGTGATAGAACATACGAATGCCCATATCTGATAAATGCCTGGAGATCATCTGTATCATGTTCGGGCATTGTCAAGGGATCGTCTACGCTTCTTCGCTTTGACAGCGGCGAAGACGCAAAGAAATGGCAATATGCTTTTTGTAAGAGGGTTGATAAATGTGGATATGATAGTTGCCCGTATTATCAGTTGCTTTCGGAACTCGGATGCTAGGACACAAGCAAAGATAATTTTTATGTGATATGATAATAGCAACGATCAGATTGGAGGTATTATCGTGGATACAACAATCGTAAATGCTGTAATATCGGGATGCTTTTCCCTTGCAGGTGCGCTGATCGGCATACTTGCAAGCGCAAAGCTGACTACATACCGCATAGATCAGCTCGAAAAAAAGGTAGATAAGCACAATCAGGTTATCGACCGGGTTTATAAACTGGAACAGCGAGGAGCTGTAGTCGATGAGGAAATCAAGGTCGCAAATCACAGAATTGCAGACCTCGAAGAAGAAAGGAAAGCAGTATGAAAATTAATTGGAAAAGAAAACTTACAAGCAGAAAGCTGTGGCTTGCTGTCGCAGGCTTCGTTACCGGTCTGATTATCGCATTCGGCGGTGCAGAAGAAACAGCAAATACCGTGAGCGGATGCATTATGTCGGGAGCGGCGGTTATTGCCTATATCATTGGCGAAGGACTTGCTGACAGTGGTAATGGAGGAAACGGCAATGGCACTGAAAATTAAGGGCATAGATATCAGCAGAGCTCAAGAGAAGTTTGACTTTGATGCCGCCATCAAGGCAGGTGTGAAGTACGTTATTATCCGTGCCGGCATACGCTCAGACGAGGACAGCTATTTCAGGCAGAACCTTTCAGAGTGCCTGAAGCGTAACATACCTTATGGTCTGTACTGGTATTTCGAGGCAACGTCTGACGAAACATTTAGGGCAGAGCTTGCCGCTTGCAAGAAAGCTGTAAAAGGCTTAAAGCCTACATATCCTGTGTTCTTTGATATGGAGGAGCAGAAGCAGATAGATGATATGACGACTGCACAGCGTACTGATATGGCACGCAAATTCTGCACTGAAATGACCGCTATCGGTCTGCCGTCAGGTATTTATGCCAATCCGTCATGGATGTTAAACTATTACGACAGTGACCGTCTGGATGGTATAGATATATGGCTCGCAAACTGGACGCATGATCCCGAAATACCTAGTCAATTTGATTTCGGTCAGCTGATATGGCAATGGGGCGTTGAAAACATCGGCGGCAAAGATGTTGATGCGGATATCTGCTTTATTGACTACCCTGCAAAGACGAACTACTGGTACAAGACACACAGCAGCGCAGATGCCCCCACAAAGCCGTCAAAGCCTACTACGCCCACCACAAAGACATACCAGGCAGGTGACGCAGTACAGCTGAAAAATACTGCGCTGTATGGTTCATCGACGACTTCACAGCCTGCAAATCATTTGACGGGCACATACTACATACACACCGCAGATGATGCGGTAAACGGCAGAGTGCGTATTACCACGCCGAAAGGCTGTAATGCCGTAACTGGCTGGGTAAAAGTTGATGATATAGACAGTAAGACTGCTGACAGCAAGCCTGCGGCAGAGATCCGTGTGGGCGACCGTGTGAAAATAAAGCAGGGAGCTACATGGCACGGCGGAACTAAGGTCCTTACAGGCTGGCTACTTGAAAAAACGTGGATTGTTGATGAAATTGTCGGCAATCGTGCTGTACTCGGCAAGGATACTACGGGCGTTTTTGACATACAGTCGCCGATAGACGTTAAGTATCTGAAAAAATAAGTATAATAGTTATCCCCCGGCGGAGTTTGATACGGCTCTGTCGGGGGATTTTGTATGACACAAGCAGAAAATAGAATTGTGTGATATCATATATACGTACAACTAAAAAGGGGGCGAAAAGGTGGGAAAATCGAAAGTTGGATATTGGCTGACGGAAGAAGGGCTGATCCTTCTTGCCGGGTGGGCGAGAAGAGGATTGACCGATGCCGAGATATGCGAAAAGATAGATCTGCACATAGCCACGCTTTGCGAATGGAAGAAAAAGTATCCTGATACCATAGGCGAAGCCTTAAAAAGCGGAAAAGAAGTTGCTGATACTATAGTTGAGAATGCTTTGTTTCGTAAGGCAACAGGATATAAGACAAAGGAAGTGTCCTATAAAGCGGACAGTGATGGTAACTTAGTGCCTGTATCTGCGGTCGAGAAGGAAGTGCCACCTGATACTACAGCCCAAATCTTTTGGCTCAAAAATCGCCGACCAGATCTTTGGAGGGATCGACGTAAAGAAGCAGAGAGCGATACTCAGAGCGGCGGCGTAGTAGTCTTGCCCGAAGTGGTAGCGGATGCTATAAAAACGATAGCTCCACCACCTGAGCATACTGCATCTTGTGGTGATGATGATGAGCAGTAACACGATATGGACACCACAGCCCAAGCAAGCGGTCTTTTTAAGCCGTCCTGAGTATGAGGCACTATACGGAGGAGCAGCAGGCGGTGGCAAGTCGGATGCACTGCTTGCAGAGGCTCTGCGGCAAGTGCATATACCGCACTATAAGGCACTGATACTGCGTAAGACATTTCCGCAGTTAGCCGAGTTAGAGAGCCGATCTACAGCCATATATAAGCGAGCCTTCCCGACCGCAGTATACAACGCTTCCAAGCACGTTTGGCAGTTTCCTTCGGGAGCGAGGATATACTTTGGAGCGATGCAGAGGGTACAAGACCGCACCAAGTATCAAGGTCAGCAGTATGACTTTATCGGCTTTGACGAGCTTACACACTTTACATGGGACGAGTACAGCTATATGTTCTCCCGTAACCGTCCGAGTGGGGCAGGAACACGGGTCTATATGAGGGCTACAGCCAATCCCGGCGGTGTCGGTCACGGATGGGTAAAGCAACGCTTTATCACAGCCGCAAAGCCGATGACACCCATCATCGACACATACACGGTCACAGATACGGCAGGACAGGCACATACTTATCAGCGTAGCAGGATATTTGTACCTGCAAGTGTCTTTGACAACAAAAGGTTACTTGCAAATGATCCTGCATATCTTGCAAGTTTAGCAATGCTTCCGCAGGCAGAGCGAGATGCTCTGCTATACGGCAATTGGGATAGCTTCAGCGGTCAGGTGTTTGCCGAGTGGCAGGATGATCCGACACACTATGTCGACAGACAGTGGACACACGTTATATCGCCGTTTAAGATACCACAGCATTGGGTAATCGTCAGAGGTTTTGATTTTGGCTATGCAAAGCCATTCTCGGTGGGATGGTATGCGATTGACGAGAGCGATACGGTCTATCGCATCAGAGAGTACTACGGCTGTACCGATGTAGCCAACACAGGCTTAAAGCTAAATCCTGCGGAGATAGCATCGGAGATACGGCGTATCGAGAGCGAGGACGAGAACCTGCGAGGCAAGACTATCACAGGGATTGCAGACCCGTCTATCTTTGACAGGAGCAGAGGCGAGAGTGTTGCCGACATTATGTCCAAAGCACCAAACTTTGTGCTATGGTCGCCCGGTGATAACGCAAGGATAGCAGGCAAGATGCAGTATCACTACAGGCTTGCATTTAATGCCGATGGATTGCCTAAGTTCTACTGTTTTAGCACTTGCAAGGGATTTCTGAGAACCATTCCTGCTTTGGTGTATGACGATGTACACGTTGAGGATATCGACACAACGCAGGAGGATCATATCTATGACGAGTGCAGATATGTCTTGATGGATCATCCGATAGCCGCTCCGACAGTGTCGGCAAGCGTACCGAGAGGCGATGATCCGCTTGATCAGCGAGTATCCAAAAACTATAGCTTTTATAACATTTAACCGCAATTTGAAAGGGGTTGAAAACCTATGGAAAGCACTTATATCCGTGACACGCCAAGCTCACGAATCCGCTCTGCAACTACGTTCGGAGGCATCAACCGAGCAAACGGAACGCCACTCGGAGAGTGGGATAGACTTAACGGCTTTGACCTTACGGCATATCCTGCACTGCGGACTTGTCTGCCGTATGCATACAGCGACATAGTGTCATCAGGCGAGATTACCGGGTATACATACCGTAACGGGATACTGGTATATACCACAGCAGACGGTATATACCTTGACGGTAAAGGCACACTTACGGCGATAGAGGGCTTGTCGGCAGGCGATAAAACGCTTGTCAACATCGGTGCGTATATCGTTATACTACCTGACTGGATAGTAATTAACACAGCCAAAACGGAAGGCTCTGTGATTACGGCAAACGGCACAGCAATCACAGGAAAGCTGACCGAGTACAATCAAAATCAGACCAAGCCTACGGTTTCTATATACAAGCTGTTGTATCTTGATGTACCCGAAGCGGACGTGGAGGCATCAAAACTTGCTGTTGGAGATGCCGTACAGCTTACCTACACTTATGCAGGCAGACAGTACAAAAAGCAAGTAACGATAACATCCATAGCTGTAGAAGCGTACACAGCAAGCGGCATGAAGTCGATTAACTTTGATACAACGGAGTTCCCGAACACACGTTATTTTTACATCACAAACAACAAGGTGACACAATCTCAGCAAGTGGCTGTGTCCGTGCAGAACGCAACGATACAGCGGCTTTTTCCCGACCTTGACTACGTTGTTGAGTACAACAATCGCCTGTGGGGATGCTCATCAAAAAATCACGAGATATACTGCTCAAAACTCGGAGAGCCGTTGGTATGGGGAGCATACAGTGGCATCAGCACTGACTCCTGGGCGGCAACGGTCGGTACAGACGGCGATTTTACAGGGGCTTGCGTGTTTAATGGCTGTGTTCTGTTCTTCAAGGAGGATTGCGTACACAGCGTTTACGGCACGAAGGCATCAAACTTTACGGTCACTACATACACGGTCAGAGGAGTGCAAAAAGGCAGTGCAAAATCGCTCTGCATCAGTGAGGGATTGCTGTACTACAAAGCACCTGAAGGCATATTTACGTTTAACGGCTCTGCCTCGTCACGCTTTGACGGCAAGCTATGCGTAGACCGGGACAGCAGGACAGCCTGCGGTACGGCAGATGATCGCTATATCGTTATGGCTATGTCAGACGGTACGGTGTTTTACTATGACAAGCTGCACAACGTATGGTACAATCGCACACTGCCCAACGTGATATCTATGCATAACTTTAGCGGTAGCTTGTACGCTATCACAAAAGACAGCAACAAAGCTATGCAAAAGGTGATGCTGACAACGGATGTGGGAATGTCGGCAAGGTCGGAAGAAACCGCATTTGAAGCTGTTACAGGCGAGTTATGCAGGGGCGAGTTGACATCGACAAGCAGTTACTCACGCAAGGCTATGCATACGGTCATCAAGAAGCTGACAATGTCGGTTGAGGAATGGCATCAGCAAGGGGTATCCTCTGTGCAGTTTACCGTATCCGTACAGTATGACGGAGGCGATTGGCAGACGGTATACAGCTATGACGGAACAGCAGAAGAAGCCGATAACAACGTTGTTACACTGATACCGACTATACCGATGCGGTGTCAGCGATTACGCATCAAGATCAGCGGCAAACTGGCAACGGGTCCTGATGCAACGGCACAGCCATGCTTAACGCTTTACGGCTTGTTTATTGATACGGAGGGGGGGAGCGAAATTGGCGGAAAACATTAACATCAGCTTTGCTCCGAACAAATCGGCGAGCGAGTCACAGCGTATTGCAGACCTTGAGCAGTATGTGTCAACGCTTACGGAGCGTACAAAGTTTGCGTTTGCAAGCATCATCGAGGAGTACAACGATACCAGTGCTGATAACGAGCAGACGGTAAATATGATTTACCAAGCAACATCCGAGTCGGGAAGCGATGTCGGAAAGTTCACAACACAGTGGTACAGTGAAATTTTTAACGACTATGAAAACAACGTAGCGACTGTTCCGTATTCTCACGCAGAGGGATATCGGACATCTGCAAAAGGGCTGCACAGTCACGCAGAGGGATATAGCACAGTAACCAGTAATGACAACGCACACGCAGAGGGCTATAGCACCGAAGCAAGCGGTTACACAAGTCACGCAGAAGGCAGCAATACCAAAGCAACAGGATGGGTATCTCACGCAGAAGGAAGCGAAACTATCGCATCAGGTATGTATTCTCATGCTGAAGGCAATGGCTCTGTATCAAAAGGAAATAACAGTCACGCAGGCGGATATCACAGCGAAGCAAACGCAGAGTATTCCTTTGCACACGGTTTTGGTGCAACAACTAACTATATCAACGGAGCGGCTTTTGGTCGATACAACAAAACGCAAGATAAGCTATTCGTTGTCGGCAACGGCGAATATTACGATAGAAGTGATGCGTTAGTGCTTGACCATTACGGTAATCTTCATGTTTCGGGAAAAGTAACAGCAGACGGCGGTGTAGGAGAAATAGCCTCTTCCACAAAAGCAGGAGTTATCAAAGTTGGCACTGATCTTGAGATTTCGGAAGACGGCACATTGTCAGTAGTTAAAGGTGGCACATTCCCTCCTGCTACAAAAACTACACTTGGTGGAGTAATAATCGGACGAGGAATGTCAGTGTCTGACAGCGGATTTTTAACGTTATATTTAAGCGACAGCCTTGAAATTAACGATTGGGATCAGCTTGATATACCCGGAGCAAGTAGTCAAACGGCAGGAATCGTGAAAATCGGAAGCGGCATTACTACAGAGTTTTCGGAAGGCAGAGTTCCCGGTTCTTCCGTTACCAAAATATCGGTACAGCCGGCTACCACACAAAAAGCAGGTATAGTAAAAATAGGCGAAGGGCTGAATGTAGAAACAGACGGAACACTCAGTACCGATGTCTACCCTCCTGCTTCTTTGTTTCTCAGCGGAGCTTCAAAAATGATGCTGCATAAATACATTCCTGTGGAGTCAAAGAAGCAAGGATATTATTACGGCAGTGTGGCTTCGGACATCATCTGTGACACGATAAAATATTGCTCGACTGCTCCAGATTTTCCAGAAAGTTATATTGTTGTTCCGCATTGGTATACTTCTACATCGGCAGCGGTGACCGATAACGCAACGTTTGAATTAATAAAACCGACTATCAACAACGATACAGGCACTTTTAGTGTTAAGGTAGAGTGTAAAGAGCTAAATTATTCATCGGCTGCTTACAGTGCTACATATCTTTACAATACAACTATATATCTTAAATGGAAAAGTATAAATGCACCAACAACTAAATTTCCATACGGCTATGTTGTCTGTGAAGCCCATTTATACTACTGCGACACATCGGGTACGCCGCAAGATAGAAATCTGAAGACAGGATACATCCCGTTTGCAAGCAAGGCAGAATATAATGCGGCTGTTTGCTTAACTGCAAGCGAGCGTTCGATGTTTGATTTGTCGGAAGAAAAATACACTTTGTTAGTGCCTAACAGCCTGTGTTTTTTGTCGGGCGAGCTACCAAGTACACACTCTGCAGAAGAAGACATACTTTACTTGATACCTAATGAGGACAATACAGCGTTCAAGCAATATGTCTGGAAAGACAAAGAGTATAAATATCTCGGCGAAACCGACCATAAAGTCGATTTGTCAGGCTATCTTAAATCGACCGACATATCCGATTGGGCAAAGCAATCGGATAAGCCGACATATACAGCAAGTGAGATAGGGCTTGGCAACGTTGACAATACAGCGGATGCAGACAAGCCTATATCGACAGCAACGCAGACAGCACTTGACAGCAAAGCGGACACAGGGCATAAGCACACAGTATCTGACATTACAGATATGCCGGCATACCTGACGGAAGAAACAGATCCGTCAGTGCCTGCGTGGGCAAAGGCAGAAAGCAAGCCTACATACACAGCTGCTGAAGTCGGAGCGGTTACAGCCGAAGATATGGATGCGAAAACGTATCTTAAAGCCGTTGACATAACAGGACAAACCGTAGACTTGAACGATTACAAGCTAAATCAGCTTACAGACAAAGGCAAGAGTTTGCGGTGTTTCTGTAGTGTGGCAAGTTCAGAAAACATAACAAATCGTCCTGTCAGTGTGAACGAACCGTTTGAAATTGTGACAACAAACATACGTTATGTTTCAACCAATGCATATCACACTGTGCAGAAATATACATCGGCAACAAGGCAACGAACATACACACGTTGGTGTGCAAATGGCACTTGGTCGGCTTGGAAGTGCGACACAGATGTTGTTGTATACGGCAGTGTAACAGCGGACAGCCCGAAAACATTTGCGTATGCAACATACGGTGAAGGCTTTGGGGTGGTGGAAATCGAGGCATATTACGATAACGCAACAAATCCTGTGCGAAACCGCAAGGTATTTGCGTTATCGCCGACCGCAAGCATAGAACGTGTAATGTTAACTATAAGCAACGGCTCATCGGAAAGCGTTACTCTTGACAACGGCTCTATCACGATGTCAATGACAGGCACAACTGCGTTATCATTTATGATACGATACACAAACAGCAGATGAAAGGAGCTTATATGCAGATATTTGAAGATGAAACGTTCGTTCTTGGTGGTGTCGAAACAGAGGACGAGAAACTCGAAGGTGCAATTGTAGTACCTGATGACAGCGAAGAAGCACATATGATTCTTGCACAGCAAGGAGAAAGGACAGAAAATGAATCTTGAAGAAGAAATCGCAAAGTTCCGAGCAGGGTTCCGAGCAAAGAAAAAAGGACAGCTTGCTGAGTCTGTGACGGAAAATGCAAACGAAGATGGCACACAGACCGTTGAAACCACAGATGGCAGAGTGCCGAATGATGACGGCAAGAAGATAAGCACAAAGGAAATACACGAGGCACAGGAGATACTCAACAGATACAAGCAAGGCAAGGCAAACCTTGAAAAGCGTATCATATCCAATGAGCAGTGGTGGAAGATGCGACACTGGGGAGAGTTGTCAGACTCTGCATCTGCTGTAGAATCCGATCCTCTTAGACCTCGTCCTGTGTCCGCTTGGCTTTTTAATTCGCTTGCAAACAAACACGCAGATGCTATGGATAACTACCCTGAGCCTACCATACTGCCGAGAGAGTTAAGCGATGAGCAGACCGCACAAACACTATCGGATGTACTGCCTGTTGTGCTTGAGCATAACGATTATGAGCAGACATACTCGGACGGATGGTGGCAGAAACTCAAAGGTGGCTCTATGTGTCAGGCTGTCCTGTGGAACAGCCGAAAAGATAACGGCATAGGTGATATTGACATCTGCAATATCGACTTGCTTAATCTGTATTGGGAGTCGGGCGTATCCGACATACAGAAATCTCCGAATCTGTTTTATCTATCGCTTGAGGACACAGAGGCTCTCAAGCAGAGATATCCCGAATTTGCGAACAAATCAGGCGGTGATGCGATTGCCGTAAGCAAGTACAAGTACGATGACAACGTAGATACAAGCGAGATGTCAACGGTTGTCGATTGGTACTACAAGGTTTGGGATGGCACTAAGTGCAAACTGCATTACTGCAAATTCTGTGGAGATACCGTACTGTACGCAAGTGAGAACGATCCCGAATATGCCGACAGAGGCTTCTACGATCACGGCGAGTATCCGTTTGTAATTGACACAATGTTCCGTGTAGAAGGCTCTCCGTGTGGCTTTGGCTACATCGACATTATGAAGGATTGTCAGATGTACATAGATAAGCTGAATCAGGTAGTGCTTGAACATACGGTCAAGATGACGAATAAACGGTACTTCATTAAGGCGAACGGCAGTATAAACGAAGATGAATTTGCGGACCAGAGAAAACGCTTTGTGCATGTTGCGGGTAATCTGACCGATGAGGATATTCGCGAGATAAAGGTTGAGCCTCTTGACAATGCGGTTATGAATGTTCTACAGCTCAAGATTGACGAGCTTAAAGAAACGAGCGGTAACAGAGATTTTTCACAGGGGGGTACAACAAGCGGTATCACGGCGGCATCTGCTATTGCGGCGCTACAGGAAGCAGGCTCAAAATTGTCAAGAGATATGCTCAAGAGTACATATTATGCGTACACGAAGATGTGCTATCTTGTTATAGAGCTTATGCGACAGTTCTATGATACACAAAGGTACTTCCGTATTACCGGTAAAGACGGCTCACAACAGTTTGTGCAGTTCGACAACAGCGGACTTGTACCGCAGTCAGCAGGCAGTATAGACGGCTTCGATTTAGGCGAAAGAGAACCTATATTTGATATCACTTGCAAGGCGAGCAGACGTTCTCCGTTCTCAAAAGCATCGCAGAACGAGTTTGCAAAAGAGTTGTTCGGTTTGGGCTTCTTCAATCCTCAACTTTCCGACCAAGTCCTTGCTTGCCTTGATATGATGGACTTTGACGGCAAGCAGGAAGTCATACAGCGAGTACAGCAGAATGGCACTATGTATCAGCAGATAATGCAGTTGCAACAGCAAGTAGCACAGCTACAGGCAGTTATAACCGGTCAAATGCCACAATCGCAGGGAGCGGGACAGCCGATGCCGAGCGGGCAAGCACAACAGTCGAGCGGTGACAGCTCACAGCTTGCAAAAATTTTTGATGATGCCGCAGAAAACAGCACAGTCGACAAGGCAAGAGAAAGAGCACAGAACGTAACAAACATCAGCCAGTGAGGAAAGTATGACAAAGATAACAATCAAACGCAATAAAAACGGTCATAAGATAATCTGTGACGGTCACGCATACGAAGCTCACGTAGACGATGGTAATCTCGTCTGTGCGGCGGTAAGCACTATAGCACAGACAATCGCATATTATCTGTACAATAATTCGGACAAGACTCAGATAGGCGATATAACGCTCAAAGACGGTTTCTTTGTGGCAAGCTATACAACAGACTATGACGATGTCAAAAATGGCATAGAAGCCATTCTGAGCGGTTTCTCACTGATATCAGACAGCTATCCCAATATTGTGAAGATAGTTTATGATTAAATCAGTGCTACGACACAAGCAAAGTCAAAAACAATGTGATATACTTACAGTAATGACTCGCAGGAATAGACTGCAGAAAGGTGAAAATAGATGATTTTCAAACTGAATTTGAAGATGTTTGATAGTGCAGGCGGTGCTTCTTCAGGCGCAGGAGATGGCACTGGCACAGCAACATCAGGAGTGGAAAGCGCTTCCTCCGGCGCGAATAACGGCAACGATTTAAGCAATGTTGTTTACGGCAACCAGCCTACAGGTACTACCGAAAGCACATCTGCAGATACGCAGGATGATGCACAGTCGAGATATAATGAGTACCGTAACGGCGAAGGCAAAGATTTCATCAATCGAGAAATCGAAAACGCAGTAAAACGTAGATTTAAAGATCATTCGGCGTTGAAGAAATCCAATGACAAGATGCAGTCGGTTATGAATGCTGTAGCTGTAAAGTATGGACTCGATCCGACTGATACCGATGGAATACTTAAAGCAGTTGCCGATGATGAGTCGTACTATGAAACGGCAGCTGATGAAGCAGGAATGCCAGTTGAGCAGTACAAAAAGATGAAGCGGCTTGAAGCAGAAAACGCACAGCTTCAGGCTATTAGGCAAGAAGAAGACAGACGGAAAGAGTTTGATGCCAAGTATGCCGAGTGGAGTATGCAGGCTGATTTCGCAAGGAACGAATATCCGAATCTCGATCTTAACACTGAGATGCAGAACAAGGACTTCTTCGGGCTTCTGACAAGAGGCATAGATGTCAAGACCGCATATCAGGTTATACATCAGGACGAAATCGTTCAGAGTGCGATCAGCACAGCGACACAGCGTACTGCACAGGCAGTGCAGCAGCAGACGGTAAACAATATCCGCTCTAAAGGCTTAAGACCTGACGAAAGTGCAGGAAGTTCACAGGCAGGCTTTACGTTTAAGGCTGATCCTCACAAGTGGACAAAAGCCGACAGAGAGGAAATCGCCAAGCGTGTTGCAAGAGGCGAAAAAATACGGCTGTAACTTCTTCTTCTTAACGGAAAGAAAGAGGTACACATATGCACAGATTTTTACTTAACCTGCGTATGTTCGATACACAGGTAACTACACAGGAATCTCTGTCAGCAGAGATGAAAACTTTCTATGAGGATACCCTTATAGACAATGCCGAGCCTAAACTGGTACACGATCAGTTCGGCGATAAGTATCCCATCCCTAAGAACAACGGTAAGACTATCGAGTTCCGTAAGTATGCGGCACTTCCCAAGGCACTTACTCCTCTTACCGAAGGTGTTACTCCTACTGGCAACAATTTATCTGTAAGCACAAAGGAAGCAACAATCAATCAGTTTGGTGACTATATCAAGCTGTCTGATATGCTTCAGCTTACTACTATCGATGACAACGTTGTACAGTCTACAAAGTTACTCGGTAGTCAGTCGGGCAGAACACTTGACACAATCACAAGAGAGATTGTAAACGCAGGCACAAACGTTATCTATGCTGATAAGGCAGACGGTAGCGAAGTGCTTTCAAGAAAAGCGTTAACGCTTGACTCAGAGCTGACAGTTGACACCATCTTCAGAGCGGTAGCACAGCTTAAGAGTATGAATGCTGACGGCATCAGCGGTGGCGAATTTGTTGCTATCATTCATCCGTTTGTATCGTATGCTCTTATGAGATCAGACGATTGGGTGTCTATCCACCAGTATAAGAATCCCGAAAACATCTATCAGGGCGAAATCGGTACAATCGGCGGTGTAAGATTCGTTGAATCAACAGAAGCAAAGATATTTGCTGAAGATGGTTGTCCTGAATTTTACGCACTTACAAAGGACACAAAGTTCGTAGCAGGCAAGACATATTACACCAAGTCGAGTGACACATACGCTGCCGCTTCGGTAACGCCGGGCAGTGCAGTAACGGCTGACACATACTATGAGAAGCACTACACAGCTATATTCTCAACACTTGTTATCGGCTCACACGCTTATGCGGTAACCGATGTAACAGGCGGCGGTCTTGAGCATATCATCAAGCAGCTCGGCTACGGCGATGATCCTCTCAATCAGCGTTCAAGCGTAGGTTGGAAGGCAACAAAGACAGCGGAAATCCTGTCAGACGAGTATATGGTAAGAATCGAATCTTGCGTAAAGAGATACTCAAACAAGATCGAAGCAAACTAAATGGAGGTAATCCAGTATGGCAACAAAAGCAGCAGCATCTGAGATAAAGAACGTTGTGCCTGAATACGATCCCGAAGAGATGGTTGACATCAAACTCTTCAAGGATGCAAAAAACTACAAAGACCCGGTCTTTGTAGGAGTAAACGGCAGAACGTATCTTGTTGAACGTGGCGTTACTGTTTCAGTTCCTCGTATGGTAGCAGAGGTAATTGAACGTAGCGAAGCACAGAAGCAGAAGGCAGAAGCGTTTATATCAAACGTGGTATCACGTTCTCAGAGCATATAAGCAAGTCGCAAAACGGCGGTGGCGGTAATTCGCCGCCGCTTATTTTGTTTACAGGAGGAACAATGACAGCAAACGAAGCAATTACAAAAGCTGACACGTTACGTCCGAATCAGATCCCGAAAGCAACAAAAACGGAATGGATTCGTCAGCTTGAACAGACAGTATATAACGAGATATACAAAACACACGATACAACGAATATCGAATTTACGGATATGGATTCAGAAACATTTGCAGACGATAAGCTGTTTGTTCCTGCTCCATATGACGAAATCTATATGCAGTATTTATGCGTTAAGATAGATTATTACAACGCAGAGTACGAACGTTACAACAATGACACAGCAACGTTTACGGCTCTGTACAACAGCTACGCTACACACTATAACAGAGAGCGTATGCCTGCCACAGCAGAGCTTAAATATTAGGAGGGATAACTATGGCAACAGTAAGGAAAAGATTCAACACTAACAGCAGTTCGACCACCAACGGCACAGGCTACAAACCTTCCAATGCGGTCAACGCAGCGAAACAGGCATATACCGTACACAACAGCGAGAAGCCGTCCGCTTACACTGGCAAGTATGATAACCTGATAAACGATAACCTTAACAACATTCTCAATCGTAAGCAGTTCAGCTACGATGCAAACAAGGACACACTGTACAATCAGTACAAGGATATGTACACACGCAACGGTCAGACAGCTATGCAGGACACGATGGGCAATGCGGCTCTGCTGACAGGCGGTTACGGCAACAGCTATGCTACAACGGCAGGACAGCAGGCATATAACAGTTATATGCAACAGCTTAACGATAAGATACCTGAGCTTGAGCAGAGAGCATACGAACGTTATCGTGACGAAACAAACGATCTTTACAATCAGAACAATCTGCTGACAAACCTTGACTCTACAGACTACAGCAGATACCGTGATAAGATGAGTGATTATCTCAATGATAGAGATTTCTATTACAATGCGTATAACAACGAACGTAATTTCGATTACGGAAAGTATAGAGATGATGTCGGAGATGCAAAGGATGACAGAAACTTTAACTATCAGAAGGAACGTGACAGTGTAAGCGATGACCAGTGGCAGAAAACGTTTAACTATAACCAGTACCGTGATAACGTGGGCGATGATCAGTGGCAGAAGCAGTTTGATTATCAGAAACAGAGAGATGCTGTGAGCGATGATCAATGGGAGAAAAATTACGCTATGAACATCTCAAAGGCAATCGGATCAGCACAGAAAGAATCTGAAGATGATACATACTTCGATCCCGACAAAGCGTACAAGTTTCTTACCGACTATGACGATTATTTCAACGTTAAAGATAATCCGTCAGAAGTTGCGGAAGCCTTATTCCAGTCATACGGCGATAAGGACGGCTTTTGGGAATGGGCGGACGAAGCATCGATTGGCGAAGGCTCTCTGACAGATTTGATTTATTCACTGCACCCTGAGCTGATAGACAACTCAACGATCAAAGGCGTTAATTCTTGGGGAACGATAGGTTCGACAGGAATACAGTCAAACGCAAACGCAATTGCTGAAGATAACAAACGATACAGTGATTATAAGAGCCTGTTATCCGATTCAAACAACTGGTCTACATCCCGTCAGCAGTGGTTGGATGATAACAAGAAGGCAAAGAAAGCAAACAGCAAGAAATAAACGGAGGTTTTGAGG